CGAACCGCCGATCCCTGGGGAGGAGTGCCGCGCCCCATGAACTACGCCGATCAGGTGCTGTAGCTGATCGGCCGGCCGAGCAGGCTGATCACCGCCGTGACGGTGTTGGCCTGATTGCTCGCCAGCTGCGGCAGCTCAGACACGGACAGGTAGCCGTAGCCGTACATGGTGCCGCCGCCGCCCAGCACGACCTTGAAGGCGACCTTCGACAGCGTGCGGCTGGCCGCGACCATCGCGATCCAGGCGGCGTTCGACGGATCGTGGCCGAGCGTCAGCGTCATGCTGGACGCGTTGAAGCCCGTGGCGACCTGCGTGGCGTTCCTGCGTGCCAGGGGCGCGATCTGCGTGAACCGCGCGTCACCGCCCGAGGTCGAGACCGACAACACCTGCGGGATCGTCGTCCAGGTGCTCATCTTCTGCGTCGTGCCCGTGCCGCCGCCGGACGGGTAGTACGCAGTGGAGGACGAGTCCAGGCCGAGGAACTGGAACGTGTCAACGGTCTGCTGGTCGACGCGGAACACGGTGTCAGTCGCGTCCTCCCAGCCGGAGATGAAAAGCACCTCGTCGTTGTCGACGTAGCCGTGCGCGACAGACGTGGCGACGGCCGGGTTGGCGTTGGTGACCGCCGTCACGTTCTTCGACGACAGGCCGGAGGTGAGTTGAAATGCGAACGTGGACCCTTCCGGGAAGTAATACGCCATGATTGGCTCCTAGCTGATGCCCTCGCGGGGCGGACGAAAAAAAGCCGCCCGTGGGCGGCACTCTTTGCCCTCGCGGGCGAACTACACAACCGTCGTCGGGTCGTTGGCGGCCACGACGTACTGCATGACAAAGCTCATCGTCGCCAGCGCGACCGGACGATCGGTGCTGGCGTCGACATCAGGACCGGCGGTGCCGGTGTAGCGGGCCAGGTTGCAGCCGGAGATCTTGCCGGCGTTGACCAGCGCGGTCTGCACCTCGGCGCAGATCGTGTCGACCGTGTCCGCGTATCCGGTGACCGACTTGGCCACCACGCGAACCCGCAGGTCGCACTCGCAGACGAGAGGGCGGGCCGAGCCCCCGAACCCGTACACCTCGGCCCGCTCGTCGGCCGTGTCGACGATGACCGCCGGCAACTCCGCATCCTGCAGCGGATAAGCGAACGTGTCACGCGCGGCGAAGACGTGCGCGCCCGACGTCAGGCCGGTGAGCAGCACGGCCGCGGCGTCGCGGATCTGCTGGCGGACGTGGCTCATGCGCGCTCCAGTACCAGCAAGACCTCGAGCCCGTCCGGGAAGATCGGCGCGATAGACCGGATCGTGTAGCTCGCCGGCCCCCGCACCACCGTATCGCCGACCTCTGCGTGCGCCACATCCGACGCGATGCAGCGCAGCGCAACATCGGACCCGGCGACGCCGAGGGCATCGCCGTAGCCGGTATTCCAGAACGCCGAGACGCCCACGCCGGCGACGGTGACCGTCTCGCCCTCGGCGGCGTAGGCCGCGGCCAGATCCGTTGCGTGCGTCATGCCGCCGCCTTGTACATGATGTGCGGGAACACCATCACGTAGCCCTGGTCGGCGTAGTCGGTCACGACGCCATGCGTCGAGCCGTACAGATCGCGGACGAAGTCGAGCCGCTTCGGCCCGCGGTCGATGCTCTGCACCGGCGGCCAGTCGGGCGGCAGATCCTTGGCCGAGTACGGACCCGGCTGGTAGATCCGCGCGTCGTCGATCAGCAGCACGTCGCGCGAATCAGGCCGCGCCTTGCGAATCATGCGTATCTCGTCATCCAGCGGCAGGCGCACGCCGGCATCCTTCTCGGCGGAGTAGTCGGCGCCGTGATGCGCGCCCGGGAAGTGCGCGTCGAGCCAGAACAGACACGGCGCCGGCGACAAGTCCCGCAGGATCATCGGCAGGCAGCGCGCCGAGCTGCCCTCCCAGATCTGGATGCCCGGGTAAGCGGCGAAGCGGAACCGCGCGGCGGCGACCAGCTCAGGGACGATCTCGATGGAGTGGATCTCCTCGAAGTTCGCCAGCCGTGCCTGCTCGACTCCGTCACCTCCGGCCGTGCCGGTCTCGACGAAGGACTTGATGTGGTGCAAAGCCCGGATACCCGCCAGGTTGAAGTGTGTGAGCGTGCCCATTACGCCGCCTCCATGATCTTCGTGTTCGCCAGTACATGCCCGTCGATCTCGCCTCGCATCCACTGCGAGCAGTAGTCGACGATCACATCGGCGGTCGCCGCCGACTGGCACGCCGCCGCGTTGCTCTCTGGATCGCGCGTGCAGTGCTGCCACGAGACATGAATCCGGTGGCACGGGTAGCACGGCAGCCCGTCGGGTTCGATGGCGATCGTGTTCGTCCAGTCCCGCGTCAGCTGGTAGGCCGTCGAGTGAGACAGCAGCACCACCTTCAGCGGCGGCTCGTGCGCGACGCTGTTGACGATCGCGCTCTCGGTGCCGATTACCACGTCCGCGAGGCCCGCCAGCGTGTAGCACCGTCGGATGTCCCACTCCGTGCCGATCACCTGCCACCCGGCCGGCGCCGTGAACTCGTGCCCACGCAGATCACCGACCAGCACCCCGCCGACCCCCTGCTCGGCGAACAGCTCCATCGCCTTCTGAGCGTGCGGCCACCACTTCGGCAGGCTAGATCCGCTCGGGTTGATCACCACGAACTTGCCGCGATGCTTGGCCCGCTCGGCCAGCGCCCACGCCAGCTCGTCCCGCGACGGGTAGAACCTGACGCGCACCGTCGCGGCATCGAACGGCACCCGCGCCGCCCGGTGGATCACCTGCAGGTAGTTCTGCTGCATGAACGCCCGGCGGGTATCGTCGGGCAGCCAGTAGTGCGAGTGTGTCAGGTGCGGCAGCAGCGCGCCCTCGACCGAGCCGATCAGGTTGATCAACCGGGTGTGCAGCTTGCCCAGGTGCGCGATGTGCAGCATCTGCAGCTCGGCGACCGTCTGGAATCCGGCCTTGGCGTTCGCCTCGTCGCTGGTGCCGTAGATCCCGTCGGGCTGCACGACGAGGCGGTCGATGTTCGGATCGTGCCGCAGGCTCGCCTCGCCTTGCCGCTGCGTGTACAGCGTTACGTGCCCGTACTCCCGCTTCAGCGCCGGCAGGATGCTGCTGATCCACAGCGCGTCACCGTAGGCTCCAAGTCTGACCACGCCGACCGACCTTTCCGGCTTCGGCTCCGGCTCGCAGGTCTTGCAGGTGACCGTGTCGCACTTCCTGTAGACCTGCAGGAACGAATACTCGTCGCCTTCGCTCCTGACCTCGTCTCGGACCTGCTCCCATCCCTTGCCGGACCGCCACGCCACCTGCTGCATGGCGTCGGTGATGTCGGCGTTGCGGAAGTCGCGCTTGTGGTCAGGGTTGGACCCGGGCATGCCGATGTTCGGATACCAGTCCGCATGAGGCAGGTACAGCACCAGGTAGCCGCCGACCTTCAGCAGCCGCCACCACTCGCGCAGGACCGCGACGTGGTCGTCGACGTGCTCGAGCGTGTGCGAACTGAAGACCGTGTCGACCGTGCCGTCGGCGAACATGTCCAGCTTCGTCACGTCGCCCGGCATGTCCGGGTTGGTCTTGATGCCGAACAGCGAGGCATCCTTGTTGTTGTCGATGCCGATAACGTCCCGCGACGGGAACACCTTGCGCGGACCGCACCCGAGATCGAGACAACGCCCCTTGAAGTACTCCACGATCTCCGGCCGCACCTTGTCGGCCTCGGAGCCTTGCGGCCCGTCTGCTCTCCACACCATGCTGATCGCCTCTCAGCGCCTATAGGATGCACGCGGCTGGCGGTAGGCGGACCGCTTTTCGGGAATGACCCTAGCCGCGCGCAAAAGACAACGGCAGCCGAAGCTGCCGTCTTGTCGAGCGCCGATGACTAGCCGGCGATGCCGGTGCCGATGGCGAACGCCTGGCCGTAGCGCACGAGGACGTCGCACGAGTACATCGCGCGCACGCCGACGATGCCGGCCTGGAAGTTCGCGTACGGATTGGTCTCGATCTCGACCGTGCCCCACTCGCCCACGACCACCTGCGAGAAGTCGCCGGCGAGCATCGTGCCGCTGGTGATCTGCGCCGAGGCCAGCGCGCGGGCGCCGACCACGCGTCCGTCGAGGATGCCGCCGTCCCAGATGGGCGTATCGGAGTTCGAGAAGCGAGACTTACCCATCAGCACTGCGGCGACCGCCGGGTGACAGACGTAGGTCACCGGGCCCGTCATCGCGTTGCTCGATGCGATCGTCGACTGGAAGCGGATCATGTCCGCGTAGCTGACGTTGGTGGCCGTGCCCGGGTTGGCGGTGCCGAGGCCCGAGGTGAACCGGATGCCCAGCGGCTGCGTCGAGTTGGTCGACGTGCCGGCCAGCGCGGCCAGATCCACCGCCAGCGCGATCTGCGCCGCGAGGTCGCTGGTGATCAGGTTCTCGACC